CAATTTAATTGCGAATAAGGAAAGCAAATTGGCGTGATACGCAAAAGGGGAGCCTCAACAGCTCCCCAAGGTAAAGGCCCTATGATTACCGTTGTTGTTTTTAACTCTTCGTGAAGGTTTCGCTTGCCACCTCGCTGGATACGCCATCCTTCACGGCAATGGCTTTCACGGTGGTGGTAGCGGTGAGGGTGATGGCCTCGCTGTAAGCGGAGCTGGCGCTGGTTGGCGTGGAGCCGTCGGTGGTGTAGTAGATGCTTGCACCGTCCGGACCGGTGATGGTCACCTCGGTAGACTCCCCAAAAGGGGTCTCGCCGCTGATGACGGGGGCGGCCAGCTTGGTGAAGGTCTCGGAAGCCACTTCGCTTTCAACACCATCCTTCACGGCAATAGCCTTGACGGTAGCTGTGTCTTCCAGCTCAAACGGCTCGGTGTACTCCGTGCCCTCCGCGGTGGGCGTAGAGCCGTCGGTGGTGTAGTACACCTTGCAATCGGTAGGAATGGAGATGGAAACCTCCGTGGATTCGCCAAAGAGGGTGTTTCCGCTGATGACGGGAACCTCGGTGGCGAAGCGGGCGTTCAGGAGCTCTTCGATGGCGGAAACGGCATCCATGAGGTCTTTTGCCTTATCCGCCGCCGCGGGCTCCAACTTGTACTTCATGGTGCCGCTCTCAACGACCGCCGCGAAGCTGCCAAGGCTCGTTACTTCGCCGGAGAAGGACTGAAGCACTGCGCCCTGGACAATGGTGTAGTAGCCGGTCGCCGCGATGTCGCCGGTGACCGTGAATGTGCCATTGTACTGGCCAATGGCCAAACTGATAACTTTTGCCATAATGCATTAGGATTTTGAAGTTGATGTAATTGGTTGTTAAACCATAATTGTACGAATCAAAGCAAGGATTGGTTTACGGAACACGTAGAGAAGCAGGACCACAACCGCCCCAAGAAGCCACCAAAACGCCCGGATTTGGAAGGATTTCCACCACGATAAGGGCTTATCCCTCCACTCGGTCTTAATGACCGTGTGCTCCTTTTCTGACGTGACGGTGGTCCAGATGGTCCGCGATGGAATCTTGACAATAGCCTCAACGCTCACTGGCTTATTCTCCAGGGTGTGATGGATCTGGCCGTCCTTACTCACGTAGGCGATGCTCATGGCCACTTGCGTTTCCAGCTTGGAGGTGTCCTTGATGCTCACAATGGCTTGGTCTCTTCCAAGTGGAATTGGCACGGCAATGATGGAGTCCCGCCATGAAACGGTGTCCTTATACACGACCTTCTCCACTTCTCGGTCTACGTATTTCACGGTGCTGCACCCCGTTGCCAAGCAGATCACCAAGGCAAGCACCAGGCAAATGATGATAGCAGACACTACGTCCCAAACCATTCCGGAGTTATCTTGGTTGTCTCCGCCTATGTTGTAAGGATTGTTTCCCATTACTTGATGATGATTTTGATTTCTTCGCCGGAGTTGTAGGCCGGAATCAAATACTTGTCCATGAGCTCATAGTAGCGCTTCTGGGAATTGGTGAGCTTGCCAACGGCCTTGTTGTCACCAATCAGGATACAGCCTTCAGTATCTGCGGCCGTGGTTCCGGGGTGGATCCTCACACCGGAAAATCCTTTCACGTCCAGAATCTCGGGAACAAGTCCGTTGTACTTCTTGCCCCATGCCTTTTTGGAGAACTTGGGCGAGAAGGTGAGTTTCACGGTGTATTCGCCGGTGGGGATGGCTGTCTTTCCGGGAATCTTGGCAAGGATAATAGATCCGTATGCCTGGGCAGCAAAGAGGCCGCGGTCCGTGTCTTCCAGGCTCTCGCACATCCGCTCTCCGTTCACAAAAAAGCGGCCGATAGCGTATGTAGGCTTTTTCCATGCCCGGTCTGTCATAAGCGTTACCATGGCCTACTCCTCCTTATGCTTTTCCAACGAGCTCCTCGAGGCCCTATCCTGCTTCATAAGGGTGTCGATGGATAGGTAGTCGGCACCCAGCGCGGGGTCTTGGCGATACTCATTGTACCACTTCATGCCCTGGCCCGGGTGAGGTTTACGGAGCCGACAGCCCTTGTGAATACACATATCGTCGAAGAGGCAAGCCTGAGTGGCCAGGAGTTCGGACTTCTCATCATGGAGCTTGTTGTTCTCGTCGGTGAGCTTCATGGTGGTTTCATGGCTCCTTTCAACCTGACTCTCGAGAATGTCGTTGGTCTTGCGGAGAGTTTCAATCTCCTTGTCCTTTGTCTCAGCCTGCTTGTCGTGCTTATCCTCCTTGCGGAAGAAAATCACGCGAAGCAGGTCCGCTAAGGACACCATGCCGCAAATAGCGACTAAAATTTGAGTCCAGTCCATAGCTTTATTCGTTTAAGGGTTTATTCTTCTTCAGGGGCCGCCCAGAGGATCCCTTCCAGCAGCTCCTCAAACACGTTCAGCGGCCGATGGGGAAGGGCCTTGTTCTCCGCCTGGAGTGCGTGCCACTGGTCGTAAGGAATGGTCTTCACGCCTTCCAGCGTCACGTCCTCTTCGTAGAGCACCTTGCGCAGTTCCACCAGGCGCTCCATCTGCTTGTCCAGCTCTTCCAGGCGCTCGGGGTTCTCCCCGGATTTCTTGAGCTCTTCGCGCTCTTTATCGAAGGCTTCCGCATCCTTTATGCCAACCTCCGTTAGGATAGCCGTTTCGGATTCCATGATGCCGTCCAGCGCGGCCTTCACGGCGCGCTTGAACTTGAGCACCTTGTAGGCATGGGCTGCGTCCAGGTTGTTGGCGGTGATGGTCATTATGCCACCATTCCGCATGGAAAGGATTTCTAACTTCTTCATGCCTGCTCCTCCTCTGCTTCTTTCTTCAGCGTCTCTTCCGGCGTGGGAAGGGGCTTGATGTACTTCTTCACAAAGACATAGATGCCGTAGCCAACGCCGGCCAGCGGCAGGGGAAGGCACCATGCGCCCGCTTTCCCTACATAGGTGCAGGCGATGATGGTGAACAATCCCGTCAGTGCAGCAAGTGCGCCCACGCACCAGTTCTGCAAGTTGATTTTGTTGTACTCTTTCATGGTATTATGGTTTTAATGGTTAATCTTCTGGCGGTATTTCGCTCACCTGAATGAAGGTCTCCGCGTTGACGGAGGATACATTCTGCTTTTCGCAGTAGATCCTGAGCCAGCCGGGATTCGTGGTGTTCTTCTGGCCGGTAACGGATGTGCTTGCTGAGAAGAATTCAGAGCCGGAGTCAAGCAGCGTTCCGGTACGGTCGTCCGGGCCGCTGGCGGTGTACACGTACCACTGCACCGTGATGGTATTGGTATCCGGGGAGTGGGCAATATCGAAGTCGTAGTACAGCCTTGCACGGAGACCCATGTAAGCGCTGGCGGCGGTAATGCCGATATTTTCTTCCATCTGAGGGCTCTTTACTTGGAAGGAGAAGGCGCCGATCAGAGGAAGGGCGATGATTGCATCCTGGTTGGAGAAGTTTGTTAGGGACGTTCTGCTGAACCTGGAAATAATCGGATACACCGTATAGGTCTGGCTGGTTGTGAGACCGGACAGCTCTCCGCCGGATTCCGCTATGTGGATAGTGGTCGTAGCCGCGGAGTTGATGGTAGCGCTGGCGGTGATAATCTTCCGGAAAGTGCTTCCCTGGACAAAGAGAAGGCCGAAGTAGCAGTTGCCGAAGGTAGGGTTCTCTGAACCGCTTCCACCGAATTTGAAATCCTCAACGGAGATGGAACCGGTCTTGAGATTGTTACCCATGTTCACGGAGAGCGTGAAGTCTACGCCAGAACCGCCGCGTCCAACGGTGTAACTCCTGGGGAAGGTGCTGCCATTCGGGTACACAAAGTAGTTCACATCGTCATAGTATCCGTCGAAGTCCCTGGCGCGGTAATGCTCGTGCACACCTGCGCCGCCGCCATTGTAGCCACGGGGTTTCAGGTAGGTCCACTCGGTCGGGTACTTGGCAATGAAGTTGGCGATGTTTCCGTTGGGGCCGCAAGGGTTCACGTCGAAGCCGAAGTATTTGTCCTGCATATCCGCAAGGGTGGGTAGCTTGCTGCTGTGGCGAAATGGTTTGTTCTTTGCGGCCGGCTTGATGTCTTCCAGCTTGCAAAGCGTAGCCTCGTCACCGCTATTCACGCCGAAGAAGGCCCCCACGTCTCCCCGGAAGTCCACGCCAATGTTATTGACGGTATCTCTGTAAATATGCGCGCTATCGTGTGGCATGGTTATTTATGATTTTATAGTTTTCGTAGTCTTTCGTAGCCCATTTCTTATCCACGGCATCAAGCACAGCTCTTGCCCACTTGAGGTCGCTTGTGGATTTAATCATACCGAGGTATGAGTTTATCGCATCAACGTAGTTCCGGCGGCCACGCTCCTTGCTTCTCGCAACTCCCAGGGCGCGGGCGATGGTCCGCATTTTGAGATGGAGCCGGTCAGTGAAAACCCGGTAACCAAGGAACTCAACGCCGTGCTCATACTTTTGGCAATAGAACTTCTTGGGGTGCAGGGTGATTCCGATGTCCGCCAGCCGGCGCCGTAGTTCCGGAATCATGGCCAGCGCCATTTCCTTGTTGTCCGTAACCATCAGCGTGTCGTCCACGTATCTTGCAAAGTGAGGCGTGATGCTCTCCTCAACGAATTTGTCTATCTCCGCCGGGTACAAGCTGGCCACCATCTGCCAGAATGTGTATCCGATAAATCCACCAATGCCGGCGGGGCGGTAATAAACGCTCTTATATGAAGGATAGTCATTCCAGTCCCAGATGGGTGATTTCCTGCGGCTGTGCTCCGGGTTATAGAAGCAGGCAACGGAAAGGCAGTAGATCACCTCTTGTTTGTCGTGGCGGTGGTATCCTTCTTTCACGATGTCCAGGACCTTCTGGAAGGCAATATCCTGGTTCATGTTCGGGAAATATCCCTTATAGTCCACCTTGATGATCCAACACGGCCTGGTGCAGCCCTTGCTTACCGTGTAGATGTCCTCAATGATGGTGTTCACGGCCAGCTGTGAGCCCATCCCAACGCGGTTATTGAAGGTACGCTGGGAAAGCTGGGCCTCAATCAGCGGGGCGATGTTGGAAAGCGCAAATGACATCATGATTTTCAATTCCGGCTCGGCTGCGAATACCTCACGCGGCTTCTGCCCTCTGCGGTGCATAAAGGAATAGTTGTGGAGCGGAGTATAGGACCGGGCGTTAATCTCGTCACGAAGCCGGCGAAGTCTCGCATACTTGTCCAACTCAAAAGAAACCATGTCTTCCGAGCGCTTGTTATGTTTCCTTGACGCCTTGTAGGCTTGTTCCAGACTTACCAAGTCCATTTCCCAATGAATGCTTTTGTATTTGAATTTCGTGACCGGACGCGCCGCTAACTCGTTCGAGAAGTTGTTGTTGTTCGAAATGCCATTGTTGTTGTAATTCCAGGCATTGCCGCCGTCGTAACGGACAGATGACCAACGGTTGGCGCTCTCTTCGGGGCACTGCTTATCGCTCTGGTATAAATGATACCGTCCCCACCTCTTCAAATTTTCAAGCCTGAGTCGAACACTTTTCAGTAACGACCACCTGCTTGTACAAGCTCCCGCTCCACTTAACTATTCCAGAACTTATCTTTCCCATGAGATCCATAAACTGATTCTTCTTCCTTCGCCGTTTCCGCTTATTCATCAGTTCAAACATACCGCGCGCAAAGCAGAACTCCATAACGGTCTGATAGTTCACGAAGGCCGCCTCCAGGGCGTCCACATAGACGCGCTTCTCTCCTTTCAAGTTGATGTCGTAGTGCTTGCCTCCGGCATCGAAGGAAATATGCTCGTCCCGCCGGTGAAAAGCCATGGTGAAATACGCCACCATGTCCAAGTTGTACTGGACAAGTTTATCTCCGTATTTCTTTCGGTTGTGAACCTTCATCGTGTAGACCATCTGGTCCGTGAACTCAAGGAGTTGCTTTACATCAATGAAGATTCCCGCTTTGCTTATGGAGCTCATGGTCGGATAATCATTCGCGGCTTGGGGCTGGCGCCCACTTCGCCGCAAGTTTCAAATTACACAAGTTTTAAGAGCGTGACCGGACGCGCCGCTATCTCGTACGAGAAGCCGTTGTAGCCCGAAAAGCCATAGCCGTCGTAATACCAGGCACCGCCGCCGTCGCAACGGACAGATGACCAACGGATGGCGCTATTGCTAATATCCAGTATCAGTCCCTCATTTACCTTGTTCAGGTGCTCGTCAATCATCAACTCTCCCAGCTCAAACATGGACGGAAGCCACCAGTTTCCAGCGGATTCGCCGGTTCCAGAGACTGTGTAAGTGGCGCAGAAGTTCGCGGCCGGATAAGCGCTCGTGCTGGCTGCGTGCAGCAGCTTTGTCATGACGCGGCCTACATCGAACACTTTTACCTTTCCATAGGTCGCATCATCCCAGGTGATGCCAAAGCACGTTCCGGGCGCACCGTTCACACGCGCTACCTGATTGAGGTAGTTGTAGTATCCGGCAAGACCCTCTCCGTACATAGCCCGTGCGGTTGCGCCGTTGGATCCGGTGAAGGTGGAGTAAGACATCAATCCGCCGGGAGTCCATGCGGATGTAGGGTGCAGCGTTGTTCCGGTGTAATTGGAGTTTACGTCGTAGGTTCTGGCCATGTTCATAGCCGCGTAGGCGTGCTTGTTGCCATTCCGGAGAAGGGCCGTGGTGACGGCCGGTCCGATAGACACGCTGCTATTGGTAGACCACTTCTTGCTCTGCTCTGCCGGGCGGGCGGAGTTATCGTCCGTGTCAGCCACAACCATAGCCTGCCCGTTGATAAAGCCGTAGATAACACCATAGCGGTAGTATGTGCTATTGCTAATGGTGGCGGTCCGGGCGCTATTCGTACCCCGGCCAATCACTTTGAGATTGGAAGGGTTACGAGGGTCAGCCCCGCTCAAGCAGAAGACAATATCACCGATGCCAGCGTTGTCCGGCGGAATCAGGATATTGGACCCGGCCACACGGGCGATGCGCCCGTTAGAATCGGGGTAGGTTACATTCAAGGCCATTACTCTTCCTCCTTAGCTTCTTTGGGGAAAACAATGTCATTCACGTCGGCGAGGATAAGGGCTACCTCATCAGCCACGTCAGAAATGATGGAGGAAGGTACGCCTGAGATGTTCACGTTACCGGTGTTGTCCTGGTTGGCCCAGAAGTTATACACCTTCTCATCCTTGGTGTACTGGCCGTTGATGTTCACGGACACGAGTTGGCCGTTCTCCACGCGCCATTCGCCCGTGGCGGTGCAGTTACTCTCGTTGTCATACGAGAAATTGGCACCAGAGAAATTGTTGTTGATTCGAATCATAATTTTGTGAATTATTTGGTTTGTAATACGTTCAGCCTTCTTTCCAGTTCTGCTATCTTGACATCCTTCTCATGGCTCTCTCTTTCCAGCTTTTGGATTCTCGTTTCATGGCTCTGGAATCCGGGAACAAAGATGCCAAAGAGGGAGTTGTAAGTGATGGAGAGTTCTTCGTTCAGGTCAAGCACCATCCACGGCATCACCTCTTCCGCCTCCTGGGCGATGAGTCCGCTTCCGTGCCGGCCTTCAAGGCAGGATTTCTTCTCGTTCCAGTCCCATTCCACGCCACGGAGCTCCATCAGCAGGGAAATGGCCCTTTCTTCGGTGATTGCCTGAATGTTTTTCTTGAGCCGGGCATCAGAAGACGAAGCGGAGCCGCCGGCCACCACGTATCCAATAGCCTCAATGTTGTTGGCATAGACATGATCCACACGGAAATCAGCGCCCACCGCCAGGGTATCAAAGTAGCCGTAGCCGGTCACAATCTCATCCTTGCCCATCATCGTGGCCACGGAGTCAATCTGGCTTTGCAGAGACCTCAACGCGCTGCCAATAGTGGTCATGTTGGAAGCGATGTCGTAGCCGTCGCTGTCCAGCTGCGCCTTCTGGGCGAAGAGGTTGGTGTTCATGGTGCCGTTGTTGATGGCGGCATTTCCGCTGGAATTCCCGAAGGAATAGGAGCACGTGGCCGGGCGTCCGCCGGAGAAGTACACCGGGGTGGTTCCGCCGCCAACGCCGTAGGAAGGGCTGTATAGGTAGCTGGCTGTTGTTGCGTTGCCCGTAAGTTCGCCAGAAATGGCGGCAAAAATGCCGTTTTGGGCCGCTATCGTATCAACGGAGAGGGTTGCTACCATCAGCTCGTCGTAAGCGCTCCTGGAGGCCACGGAATCAATTTGAGCCTGGAGTCCATGGAGGGCCTTGCCAACGGTGGTAAAGTTCGTGGCGATATTCTCCCCGGCCGAGTCCCCCGTGGCCCGGTTCACAGCCGTGGTGCCCAGGGTGGAAACGATATTGGCCGCCGTGAAGGAAGAGGCAGCGAAGTAGCCAGCATTGGCGTGGTTGCCCCAGCCGTAGGCCGTGTGGCCCTCATCTGCCCGGCTCCTAATAGTGGAAAGGTCGGAGATGGTTGCCTGCTTTCCGGAAAGGGTTGTGGCCAGATCAGCGCCGGCCAGCTCAATGGCGCCGGCATAGATATTCGAAGCAGCGGTCACGTCTGCAAAGAATGCGGCCACTGAAAGCTCGTCATACACACTGCGGCTTGCTACCGCATCCACCTGGGCCTGGAGACCGTGTAGCGCATCGGAAATGGTCGTGAGGTTTCCGTTCAGGCCGGTTATCTTGGAGATGGTCAGATCCGGGATGTGGCCCACGTGGATTTTATCATCCGCATAGGAGTCGGAATTCGTAGTGAGGGACCGCCATACGGTATCCAGCTCTACGCCGCCGCCGCCGCCACCACCCGAGGAGCCGTCTCCGCCAGCTGCCATGAAACTTTCCGTGTAAACACCATGAGAGAAGTGGAAGTTGCCGTCGGAGTCCAGCTCCAGGTAGTGGGTTGTATCGCCAAAGTAAATCTTCTTGGTCGTGGAGAGCGTGAGCGCACCGGCCGCCGTGATGCTGCCGATGCCCGTGAGGTTCTGTGTCCCGTTGGAGGTCTGCACCTGCGTGGCGCCAACATAGAGGTTGGGCGCACCGGTCACATCTTGCGGCACGCCGCCCGAGGTCCAGTACGTCTGGCCCCAAAGCGTCTTGGAAACCGTGGTGAGCTTGAGCGCAGCCTTCGCGTTGCCATTGGCGTCAAAGTAACCCTCAAGGGTAGATGCCCGGTTGCCCAGGCTCGTGATGGATGAGGTGATTCCGGAAAGGCTCGTGGCGAGGTCGCTCCCGTTCAGCTCAATAGCACCGGCATACAGCTCGGAGACTGCCGCAACGTCTGCAAAAAGGCTCGTGGCCGTGAGGTCGTCGAAGCAGTTCCGCGTGGCCACCGCATCCACCTGCGACTGCAAACCAAGCAGGGAATTGGAGATGGTGGTCATGTTGTCCACCAGGTCCGTTATCTTGCTCTGGGGAAGTGTCGGGATGTCCGTCACTGCGAGGGATTCCTTGAAGGCCATGGCCCCCAGCTGGGCTATCACCGTATAGAGGCTATTGATGGAGTATGCGTTGAAGGTATCGTTGGCCGCATCACTGAACTCTCCTCCAAAATCCTCAAATTTCCAGATTCTTTCCACGAGGCCACCGCCGCCTCCTCCGGAGCTGCCCTGACCGCCAGCGGCCACGTAGCTTTCCGTCCAGAGGCCGGCGCCCACGACGTGCACGCCCTGGGAAGTGGAATCGTACTCCAGGTACACACCGTCAGCAAGGTAGAGACGCTTTACATTCGCATCCTCAATGTACGCCACCGGGGCTGCAAGGTTGTCCGCAAAGACAGCCGCCGCCGTCAGTTCATCATACACACTACGGGAGGCCACGGAGTCAATCTGACTTTGGAGGCCCAGCAGCGCATCGTTAACCGTGGAGAGGGAATTGTATGCCGCTTCACCGTGGTCTATGTAGCCCTTGGCCGTAGCGGAGATGTCCAGGGTCCGGTTCTCCGTGAGGTTGCCGCCGCCGGTGAGGTAGCCCGTTCCGGTGATGGTAATAGTCTTGAGCGCCCAAGAAGCCTCATCCCCAAGCTGCTCCCACACGGAGCCGGTCCAGAGGTATTCCTTCCCGCCGTAGAGCACCACGTCACCCTTGGCCGGGGTGTAGGATTCTCCCTCAATGGTAGGAGTCTCCGTGCCGCCGTCCGTGATAGCCGTGGTGGACACGCCCGCAAAGCGGAGCGCAGCGTCCAGATTCAGCGCGTGCAGCAGGGCCGATGCAGATATGTCACCCGTGAGTCCGGCCACGGAACTTACACCGCCGGCCGGCGCTGCTTCCAGGGCCGCAACACGGAGATGGATAGCGTTGATGGTATAGGCATCAAAGGTATCATTGGCGGAGTCACTGAAGGTGTCCCCCAGATTAGCGGAGCGCCAGATGCGTTCTACCAATCCGCCGCCGCCAGATCCGCTGGAGCCCTGGCCACCAGCTGCAACGAAGCCGTCGGAATACAAGCCGTCAATGTCAACGGTCTGGCCATTGTGCAAAAATGTAGCCTTAGTCTTAAAGGCGTAGCGGCCGGTTTCGTATTCAACGACCTCCAGCGGGAAGTTGATATGCTCTGGAGCTATTTTTGTTTCAGCGTCATAGTCTTCCAGGTTATCATTATTGGCAAGGGTTCTCCATACGCTTAGAAGATTCGTGCCACTCCCACCAGAAGAGGAGCCGCCACCGCTTCCACCAGAAGAGGAGCCGCCTGAAGAAGTTCCTCCCCCTGTCATTGGAACCACCTCTTCGGAATCTATTTCTATGTCTGCATTAGGGGTGCTTAATGCTTGGATTGTAACCTCATCCTCTCTTAGATCCCATTCCCATGTCTCAATCCAAGAATTCTGCAAGTCCTGCTTTACTAAAAGCGGGATGGTAGAGACTCCAGAAGGTATGTTGATAAGCCCCTGTGTCTTGGTCCTTGCAAGTGCAACAGAAACAGCGCGGTCCAGAGCCTGAATGGAAAGGAAATCTCCATTAGAATGGTTGCTATCCTCAAATGTGATTAGCTCTTCTCCGGAGTATTTCCAAAAGCCCTGATAGAAGTTCTTGTTCTCAAGTCCTTCGGCCGGAATACGTGAGCCAAGAATTTCTACCTCATCCGCTTCTCCACGTGCACCATTATCAATGTGGATGGTATCCTCATATCCGGATTCATGTACCAGCTCAAGAATTGCACTACCCACGCGGACATTTTTTGCTTGGATGACAAGCCTCAGCGTACCGGAGACATTCGCGCCGAGCTTTTTAAGCGTGACACTATAATCCTGCCAGTTGGGCCAAATCCCGGGTTTCCCAAGATCTATGGATGCAACGTCTTCCCAACTATTATTTTTCCATCCGCGCTCAGTTCCGACTACTGGGTTATTTCCATTAACACGCCATTCTGCATATAGCCTCAACTCGCTGGATCCATTACCCGTTGTATTACTGCCAAAAGCCCTAACGGTAAACTTCAAACCACTACTCAGGTATTCCATTGGAATATCCTGATAAAGCGTGTCAACCTTGCTACGGTTATTGCCGACATAGAACCCATTATCGTTGGCAATCTTTTCCGTATAACCGCCAGGGACCCAATGGACCGGAGGGTTCTCCTCCATATCCGGGTCTTCCAGATAGCCTCGCATATACCAAGGCGCCGCCACTACCACGCTCTTTCTGGCTGGATCAATGGTAGTGGAGAGATTTCCCCAAGGGTGCATATCAGCTTGACCCATCTGCCCGAGCGTCTTTACAACGTTCCCGATGGTGGTAGTGCTTACGGTCCCATTGGAATAGGAGATTACCGCCAAACCACCAGAACTATTCAGTAACGTTTCAATATCAGTCTCACGGGCGATAAGCCAGCGGCCATTATAGGTAGTGATTGTGGCGTGCAGGGATTCAAGCAGCTTTGTGAGGACATTGTAGCAGGTCTCTCCGTCAAGGAAATCCACATTGATGGTCCAGTTAAGCATTTGCGCCTTTGTTCCGCCGGTGTGCTTTAAGTTGGTAGCAAAGTAGAATCCTCGGTCGCTACCGGTGAAGGAAAGCAGCTGAGCAAACAGGGCCTTCATGGATATTTCGCCAGGGGCCTCAAAGTACACCTGCTTCAATTCTCCCAAGCCGTCCGTGGCAACTATCTGCACGTCGTATGGCGGGGCGATGCTGGGCTCGCTATATAGTTCCGTGCTTACAAAGCCAGTCCATATCATGTTTGACCCGCGGAACACGTCTGCGCGGAACTTCTTAGGATCGGAAGTGTAAAGCTCTGCAAATTCCCCGTCTGTGGCACATTCTGCGTAGAGTTCCAAAGATGTTCCGCAAATGGGCCCGTTACGCTTCTTCTTGAGCACGGGACCGCGCCCCAGCGCCCGCTGTTCGCAGGAGCCGGAATAACCGTCCTTTAAGATGTAGATGTTGTATTCTACGCCATTGACGGAATCAAAACGGAAAAGGAATCTATTATTGTATGCCATATCCTACGTGGTAACTTTATTCTTCTTTTCGGTGTTATTAATAACCGCCAGAAGCTGGTCTCCATCTGCACGGAGTACACCCGTTACATTCACATAAACATCGCGCTGTTCATAGTCATTGGACATTCCAGAGGCCGCGCTGGATGCAGCTACACTTCCGCCGGTGGAATAATTACCATTGGCGATATTAGCAAGGCCAGATTTTACTGCCGTACCAAGGGCTATCAGCGCCACACCTGCGGCGATGGCAACATAAGGGTTGTCCATGTGCAGGGCCGCCTTAATTCCCTCGGAAGCAAGACCCATCTCAATAGCAATCTTACCTACTGAAATAGCCATATCGCCGAATGCGGAGAGCGCAGCATTTGCGAAGTTTCCCCAGGCATTTTCGCCGGTAGTAAGGTCCGCGAAGAGGTTTCCGAGAGCTTGCCCCATTCCAGATGCAAGCTCTGCTATCATTTCGTTCAGCTCATTTGTGACATCGCGGAACTTCTCAACGGAATCAGGATCTATTGCAACAGCAATGGTGATACCGCCACCAAGCTCCTGTACAATGTGATCCTTGAATTCGTGTACGGGCGGCGGAATGAGCTCCGTTGGAATCTCAACCTTATTGAACTTTGAGACATCCGCCTGTATGACGTTTCCACCTTCGGCCTTATTGGTGGCCATGAGGGCCAGGACTTTATTTTTCTGCTCAAGCTCTTTCTTCTCGGCGTCCGTGAGTTCACGTGTTACCTTTGTAACCTCCTCGAAGGCGGCTTTGTATGCCTCAATCTCGGCGTCCGTCATGGCTACCCTGATTTCATCTCCCCAGAGGCCATACTCATTAGAGCGCCGGGCAGTCTTATAGTAGCCCTGGGCATCATGCCCTTGGCTCAACTCACGGAATCCATTCTGAACGATATATCCCTGCTCCTTTAGCGCGTCATACTTCTTCTGCTCTTCCTTGGTGAGCTTTTCACCATTGGTGAGCTTTTGGGCGAGGTTGTGGGCAAGGATTTCATTCATCTCTGCTTCGGTTTCCCTCAAGAATTTCCCCAGCTTATCATTACCGGTGAAAGCTCTGAGAAGTTCCGTAATCGCATTGACAGCCTTTGTGAGGGGTCCGGAGGATTCCTCCATAGTAAGGGTTAGTCCTTCCCATGCCGACTTGAGCGAAGCAACCGCACCAATCAGGTTGTTATTCATGGTATCAGCCATCGTCTGAAGGGAGCCCTCTGCTCCGTCCAGCTTATCCTTCAACGTCTGAACCGCATCGGCCTGGTTGATAATAGTGACGGCGGCGGCAGCGGAGCGCTTGTCCGTCATGGCAAGCACCTTTGCTACGTCTACGCCCTTCTCATGCAGTTCCTTGAAAGATTTGATGATTTCGCTGAAAGACTTTGCCGAATGCCCAATACCTTTGGAGAGTTTCCCGTTGGTGTCGGCAAGATTTAGCAGTATATTACGAAGCGCAGTCGCTGCGCTGGAAGCGTCAAAACCATTGTTGGAAAGTATACCCAGGAAGGCAGCGGTTTCCTTCACGTCCAAACCAAAGGACTTAGCGATGGGCGCCACCGTGGAGAGGGACGCTTGAAGCTTTGTGAAGTCAAGGGCTGAGTTGGTGGTAGATGCAGAGAGCACGTCCAGCATCTTTTCCGTCTCCTCTGCTTGAAGGCCGAATGCACGGAGGGCGGATCCGGTGAAATCAGCCGCGCTGGCCAGATCCGTGTTCATGGCCTGGGCGAAGTTCAGCACCGCGCCCTGCATACTCTTGATTTGGTCAGCGGTGAAGCCAAGGCGGGAGAGCGCGATTTGAAGCTGTGTTACCTCCGTTGCGCTAAACTTGGTCTGTACACCAAGCTGTTTGGCGGATTCCGCAAGCCCCTCAACGCCTTTCTTAGTGGTCCCCAAAACGGCCGCTAATTCGGAATTTGCCTTCTCAAAATTTGCGATATTCTCCACTGCGGACTTGATTGCAGCAGAGAAGGCCACCCCACCAAATACGGATTTGGCAAGGCCGCCAAATTCGCGCAGCGTGCGCTGCGCCTTGCTCATGGCGGCATCAAACTTGGTGGTGTCGCCAGTGACTCGTACCTGGAAATTATTTGATTTTGCCATTTGCCTTGCCCTTTTTTACTTTCGAAAAGAATTTTTCTACCTCTTTTTGCGTCTCCTCCTCGCTGAGGCCGGCAAGGCGCTTGATTTCGGAATCGTCGTCCAGCGGTTCATCCCATGGCATAGGCCAAAACTTCCGCACGTCGTCTATCCGATATTTTTTTGCAACTTGGAGATTCCACAACCGGATAGTTGCGCCTCTCACAAGGTTGCCAAGATGTCTCCTTTGTTCAAGAACCTGGGTGCTGTGGGCGTTCATCGCCTCCCAGAACTCCCCGGGTCTCATCTCGTAGAACTCCCTTCGTGAGAGTCCCAGGATACCGAAGGCCCAGCCCCTTACCGTTCCAATGCTGAGCGGCTTAGGGGCGGCGCCGTCAGCTATTCTTTTTTTTTGCCTTCTGCCTTGCCCTTGGCTTGCGTCTGGCTGGTAAAGATTTCAATGAACTGGGCTATGATGCCGATGTCCACGAGGGAACCAATTTCGTCTGCCGTAAAGTGCATGGGGTCGCCATCAAGACGGGTACCCTCATTGATTCCAGCGGCCAAAAGGCCGGCGAGATCAGAAGGCTTCAATGAGGCGAAATCGGCGAGAGCGCGGACGTCATCCCGGTTGGAGGCTTCCAGGAATTTAACAATAGCATTCCAGTTAACCTCCACCCGGAAGGTGCGTCCGTCAAGAAGTGTGATACTATCCATTGCCATTGGTTACCTTTGCAAAGGCGCCCGTAATCTTGAGATCCAGGCTGATGGTGGAATCGGTGTCCGGATCTGCCGCAGTGGACTCGGAATAGCCGGTGATGATGGCGTTACCGCCATAGGTGTCACCACCAGAGCAGAGGTACTGCACGGCCACCACTGCGCTGCTCCCGGTTGCTACCGCCAGGGCGATCACATCGTCACGGTCCAGCTTGGAGTGGGTGGTTTCAGAGTCAAGGCTCATCAGGGCGCTCACCTTGAAGGTGACGTCATGACGCACCACGGATTCCTGCTGCACACCGTTGTCATCCTTGGTGATGGAGGTCTTGGTGACGGCAGAGATAGTCAGGTCTTCCTGAGTGCGACCAAGGAGGGTTTTCCCGCCAACGGTCAGAGATACATTATATCCTTCAACTCTACTTGTTGCCATAGTTGTTGGTGTTAGCTTGTTTGTTTTACGAAATACTGAAGTTCAATCTGCCATACGCCTTCCGTGCAGGTTTCCGATGTCGCCTGAAGCCGAAGGATATATTGGCCATTATTATAGGCAGAATCGCAGTACGATTCCAGAGCGCTCTTGATTGCCGCGGCCTTAGCCTCCGCTTCCTCCGCGTCTTCTGAATACACGCGGATGTACACATCGGCCGTGATTTTATATATGCCGTCCTTGGTTCTGAATTCCTGTGGAGTATACTCATAGACAGCATAAGGGTAGGATTCCGTTTGAGCCTCAGAGAGAAAAAACGGAACTATACTCTTGCACACATTCGTGAGCATTACGCCGATGGATTCAATCATTTCTGGAAAGCCTTTTCGTAGTTAGCATCAAAAGCAGCGCGGAAGCTGGAAAGGAAAGTGCTTTCCCATCCGTTCCGGGCGTTCTCAAAGAAATGCTGCGGGTGCTGCCCTCTCACGCCTTTCAGGCGCCGGCTTGCCGCGGCATAATGCCTCGGCTTTATGGGGCGCTTGAATACGTGCTTGGAATCACGATAGTCCAATGTGCCATAGTTGGCCCAATAAGCCTTGAACCAGTCAAAGGCCATATCCTTGTTGTATGCCTTTTTGCTCTTCTTCTTACCCGTATTATAGTAACCCATACGGGCCTGGATCCGGCCGGTTCTACGATTGATGTTCACGCGCCATCCGCATAGCTCACGCCAACGCGGAGGAGTTTTTGCGTGTATCTCCTTGGAAGTGGCCTTTGCCGCTGTGGTCATAGCCTTTTTCGCCACGGCCTTCATTTCTTTAGGCGCGGCGTTCAGGGCACGGAGGATGTCATCCATCCCTTTTATTTCAACCTTAGCGGCGATCATTTTTGTATGGTCCTTACGGTTACTATATTCAGACTTGAAAGCCTGGAAATGGGATCAATGGAGATAATCTCGTAGGGGACGTCGGAAATCAGCAGGCGCCAGCGGGTAGTAAGATCCGGGATTTTGTACATCGCCACATCTATCACCTCTCCGGCTTCCAGATTTCCATCCTCAACGGATTCGTTAATGCGCCGGTCCAGCTTTGCAT